TAACCACACTGTGTCCCCATGGCTCCAGCATCCCAATCGTTATCAAATGAAAGGCAGTCATAAGCTTCAGGGTGATAGAACAATTCTTCCATACCTTCAAAACCTGGCCCCTCTTCCCCACCTGTTCCAAAGGCAACCATTGTTCCAAGAGTTTTAGAACCCTGTCTCATTGTAGACATGGCTATCTCCCAAGCTTTTAACAGCCCTGAGAATGAACCTGCTTCTTCAAAAAAGATCAGCTCACCTGCTTTACCACGGATTTTATCTGGGTCATCCTTTAAGCTGACACCGATAATCTGTGATTTAAACCCTAGAGTTACATCGGCTCCGTTTACATTCTTTTTGTACCCAGATTGCTTGTGCATTTCTCGGTCGATAAGTCGAGGTTGGGTCCAAGCTGTGTTATCATCTATGAATGAGACAATGTCCCAAGCTTTAGACAGCATTCCGTCTCCAGTTAAGTATTGCTTGTCAGAAGCAAATACAAAATTCTTAGAATTCCTAATATGGAAGTAGTTACGGCAAAGCATAGCTGCAGCTTTGTAGGAGAATCCTTTTCGACGAGCTTTGAGAACCACGAGATGTTTGTTTTCTCTACGTGCTCTATCAACCGAGTTAAAGTATTCGAAGTCACCATCATAAAATGCTGGGAAGCTTCTATCACGTCGTGAGATAATTTCACCATCAGGTTGTTCTTCATCTATAATCCTATCTATTGGACAATAATTTAAGTAAAAGTAATGAAACCCAGAAATTTTTACCCCATTAACTTCATACCCATGCATGCATCTATGCTGCTCTTCATCCCAATACTCATAGTACTGTTTTGTACCTGGAAGAGCATCAGTATAAAAGCCGTACTCAATGTAATGAGCTGCAGCTGGGGCAAATAAATGTGTGTCTTTAAGCTTACTCACTGTACTTATTAGTTTTTACTCCTGCTCTGTTTGGACTATCCTTGGCTTGTTGCTTTTGAATCAACTCTTCTAGTCTATCTAGGCCTTCGATTACCTCTCCAACCTTTGAAAGGTTTGATAGAAGGTCTTTTGCCTGATACAAAAGCTTGCCATTATCATCCAGAGCTGTAAGGTCAATTGTTTTAAAGTAGTTCTCTAGTTTGTTTACAGACAAACGTGCAGATTTAAGAAGTTTAGTAGCATGAGTGTCAGACAGGTCTCTGTACTTGTCTACTCCGGCCATTAATTTAGGGGTTATCTTCACCCCTAAGTCTTTCATTAAAACTTCTTGACGTTCTTCATCGTCGTATGCTGCATAACTAGATCTGTGGTCCACAAAGAAGTAGATAAAGCTTAGTTCTTTAACTGTAAGCTTCTCAAATTCAGGGATAGTCAGGGCATACACTGATGGTATGACCATGTTATTATTTACCGTTAGCAAGTCTTTCATTCTTCCTTCTTTTTAGTTCGTTTATGTGGGCAATTCTAGACTTTTTTGCATGAAATTTTCCAAAATATGGGAGCCTAATTGTTTCAAAATCACCAAGTTTGATAATCTTAGCAGCATACTTGAATTGGTGGTACACCATATCTTCAACTTTTGTAAGAGGAAGATTATACTTAGTTGCCAGCTTCTGTATTATCGTCTTTTCTTTCATTTTTCAATTTTAAAGGTTTTCCATTTTCCCCAACTTTAATTCTTGGCCATCTAGATGGTTTGTCTGGACATGCTTGACTTTGCCAAGCACCTTTAGCTTCTACCCAACATCCACACAGACTACAACGTCCGTCTTTCTTTTCGTCTAAGATTAAGTTTGGGCATGTGTTGCATGCATCCATTCTTTCTAAGAATTGTGCTTCAGTCACAGGTTTCATTCCTGAAGCTGCATGTTTAATTACTGCTACTGTAAAGTTAGCTAGCATTTTAAGTCTTGATGGTAATTTACTCATGTGGAACTTCTGTTAATTGCAATAATACTACTTTACCTTTTCCATCCTGCACAACTGATAAACACATACCCTCCATGTAAAAGTATGTAATTACTTTGTTTGAGTTTAGTGTAATCATTGTGGGGTGATGTTGATTTGCACTGGCTCTTTCTTAAGTAGTGGAGCCAAGGCATATCCGTTTGCTGTCTGTACGATAGCTTTCTTATCCTTCAATCGTTTAACATAATTGTTTAACGTGTTGTGATCTTTGATTTCCATTGCATCTGCTACTTTCTTTTTGTTGGCAGGAGAGCATAGGTTTACAGTTTCACTCAAGTCAATTAGGTTGGCCAGAACTCTCAGCTCTGTGTCTGTTAGTTCTAGAATTCCGTTAAATACTTGAAGAAATTTAAGAGTATTGTTTGTTTTGATGTTAATCTTCCTCATCTTCTTCTATTTGTTTTCCGTTATCTAAAAGCTCAATCTTAGCTCGACCATCAACGATACGAACCTTGCATGTTGTGGAGTATGAGTTGAATTCATCTAAATGCTCGTCAATGTTTTCTCTTGTAATCAAGAAAGTCAGGAATACCTCAAGCTCTTTTGCAGCTTTCAGTAATCCTGTTCTTTCTATTTTTGAGGCTTGGGCACCTAGTTTCAATGTCTCATAGTCTTCTATGGTCATTGTAACTGTTCCTGTCATTTTACTACCCCAAGAACTGCCATTGATTCGTTAATCATAACGTACTCTGAGTCATTCAACTCAACGATTACTCCATCACTAGACGGATGAATGTAAACTACATCCCCAACTTTGCATTTGCAATCTGGGCCTGCAGCTAATACTGGAAGTACGTTAGAACGTAATTGTGATGCTGAACGATCTGATAAGATGATACCTGCATCTGTAACTTTTTTGTCCGGCTTTGGGACTACCAACCAGTCACGTGTTGGTTCGAAATTTAATTTTTCCATTTGTTTTGATTTGCTTTGTGCAAATGTATAACAAATAGTCTTATATAAGCAAACTTTTTATTTGACTAGTGCAATTACAGTCGTAGTAAGGAATACAGTCGTTGTTAGAACAAATACTCCTGTTGAAATTTTATAAGTAGTGAGTTCTCCTTTTGTATTATCAAGCTCAAGGTTTAAGTTGTCGACATCTAGCTGTAGTGTCCCAATCTTTTCAAGGTTTATTTTATTTGAATCCTGACATTTAACATATGCATCAGTTAACGTCTTGATAGCCAAGTCTTTATCTTTCAATCTTATTTCATAAGAATTAACGTTTTGGTTTAGCAGGAATTCACTTTTCTTACAAGCATCTAAGTCTACTAATGCTTTTAGTAGAATCTCTTCTTGCTTAGTTGTAAAGAATACTCCAGCTTGGCTGTTGTAATTAATTCTTTGGGGAGTAAGTTGCCCATAGCTGATCACGTTCATTGTTATCAGCACTAGAAATACGACCAATGACTTCATCTCTGTCTTTTTTTATGTTAATGATTAGGTTTGCATTTGCAAGCACCTTGTATTTGTTGATACTATCGTGATAAGCTAGGCTATCTACAATGTGCATTGTTTGTATTGAGTCAATCTTGAGCTCATACAAATCTGATATCACTTTTAATCTAGCATCTGCTTTAGATTTGGCTTCTTTACTGGCCTGTAATTGTGAAACTAGGCCAAGAACTATAACTGTTAAGATTGCACAAGCTATAAATGCTATACCTTGCCAAGAAATTGCTTTATTGTTCTGTCTGCTCATTTGATTTTGGTTTTCCGAATACTTTTGATACGTTTTCTACAGCTGTGAATCCCATTCCTGCTCCTGATAAAATCAATAATCCATCATAGATAAACTCTGGACAGATGTAAATTGTAAATGTTGACACATATGCAATGACTAAGCACGTCAAAAGAGCTAGGAATGACCCAACTCTTTTGTAGCTTACATCTCCTTCAGCAGAGAACATTGATTTTATCCATTTTAGCATTAGAATTCTCTAAGTAAAGTGTAAGTAAATGCTTTTCTACCCGATGTCTTACAAGAGCTAATCAATGTTTTGAACTGTTCGGGATCATCTAACACTTGACATCCTGCAGACCACTTGTCTATAAATTTAGAAATAGCTGATGGATTAGCACGATGGATGTTAATACCAAATAAGCCAGTATCTTCTTTGCCTTGCTCTTCTGCAGTATCATCTTTGTCACCATCACGGTATACAGTTACAGGTTTACGTTGCACTAATGCTTCATATTTACCTTGATGCAAGCCTAATTGATAAGCATCAACATATTGTCCTGGCTTGAGGACTGCAGTTCCTTTAGGATTCAGTAAATTCTTTAGCCAGTGAGTCCCAGGATTAGTAGTTCCTGAGTATACGTACATTATTGGACCTTTAATCAAGTAGAAGTAATCATCAAACTTGTTTTTTTCGTTAGCTGCCGATCTCGTTCCAATTATATGGAAGGCTGGCCACTCGTATCCAAGTTCTTTGAACTTGTTTTCTAATTCTACGTAAGAGTATTTTTTCATAATTTATTGTTTACCAAAATATCAAAGTTCTCCACATTTCTGTTCCATTATGTCTTGCTACATAAAGGTATTTAAGACCGTCTTCAGTTTTAATTATCTCCATTCTGTTTCCTAGGAATGTAGATCCCATACCAAAAGGAATTGTGCCAGAATTTACCATTTCTCTTCTAACAAAATCAAAGTAAAATATACGTCCTGTTTGATCTTTATGAGCATAAAATCTATCTCCACCGTCATATGCCCACATTGAGCCGTTGGTGAAGGTTTCACCTTGTCCAGAGTTTTGGTAAGCATAATCATATATACCTGTAGTTATATCAAATCTAGTCATTAATATAGTAGCTCCACCAATAGGAGAGAATAACCATCTATGGTTTCCATTACCCCATGCCCATTTAAGAGT